ACCGTGTACCAGCTAAGAAGTTTACCCGTAGAAAAATGGGGCTTCATGAAGAGCAAGATGATATGGAAGGCCTTGATACAACTATTGACTGGAAGAACACTGGTGACAACAGTTATGATGGTGAAAAACTTTCTCTGCTAGTACATGATGAAAGTGGTAAGTGGGAAAGACCTGACAATATACTTCACAACTGGAGAGTTACAAAAACTTGTTTAAGGCTGGGTGGTAGAATAGTAGGTAAGTGTATGATGGGATCAACATCAAACGCTTTAGACAAGGGTGGTGATAACTTTAAAAAATTGTTTTATGACTCAAATGTTGCAAAGCGAAATAGAAATGGCCAGACAAAATCTGGTTTATATTCTCTGTTTGTCCCAATGGAGTGGAACTATGAAGGATTTATTGACCAGTACGGACTTCCAGTATTTGATACACCAAGTGATGACAGGAGAGGACCTCATGGTGAACTAATAGATATAGGTGTTGTAGATTATTGGGAGAATGAAGTTGATGGGTTAAAAGGTGATCAAGACGCTTTAAACGAATTTTATAGACAGTTTCCTAGATCAGAAGAGCATGCGTTCAGAGACGAAACAAAAAACTCTTTATTTAATCTTGTTAAAATATACGAGCAGATTGATTACAACGAGGGTAATAGAAACTCTTCAGTATTAACTACCGGTAATTTTCAATGGGTTAACGGAGTTAAAGATACAAAAGTAGTCTTTAATCCAGATCCAAATGGCAGGTTTAAAGTTAGCTGGGTTCCTACGGGTAGAATGCAAAATAATGTAGTAATAAAAAATGGAGTTAAGTATCCAGGAAACGAACATATAGGAGCTTTCGGCTGTGATAGTTACGATATATCAGGTACAGTAGATGGTAAAGGATCTAAAGGTGCTTTACATGGATTAAGTAAGTTTAGCATGGAAGACGCTCCAGCTAATACGTTTTTCTTAGAATATATAGCTAGACCACAAACTGCAGAGATATTCTTTGAAGACGTTCTAATGGCATTAGTATTTTACGGCATGCCTATACTCGCAGAAAACAATAAACCTCGCCTACTATATTATTTACGACGTAGAGGTTACAGAGGGTTCAGTATGAACAGACCTGACAAGGTTTGGAATAAATTATCTGTAGCTGAAAGAGAAGTTGGTGGTATACCTAACTCTAGTGAGGATATAAAGCAAGCTCACGCTGCCGCTATAGAGATGTATATTAATGACCATATAGGTCTTTTGCAAGACGGAACTTATGGTACGATGTACTTCAATGATACTTTAAACGATTGGAGTAGATTTGATATAAATAGAAGAACAAAGCACGATGCCTCTATTAGTACTGGTTTAGCGATAATGGCTTGTAATAGGCATATGTATAAACCAAACCCAGAATACAAAAAAGAACCAGTCAGCTTAACAATATCTAAATATAAAAATACAGGTTTTAATTCAACAATAATAAAGAAATAAATTATGGCAGAGTCTGCGATAAATAGCTTTCCTTCTCAAGCAGTAAGTGATCTAGAGAAGATGACATCAGAGTATGGATTAAAGGTAGCTAGAGCTATCGAAAACGAGTGGTTTAGTAGCGATGCCTCTAAGTACTTAAATACTCAAAATAATTTTCACAAATTAAGACTTTACGCTAGAGGTGAGCAGCCAATACAAAAGTATAAAAACGAATTGTCAATAAACGGTGATTTAAGTTATTTAAACTTAGATTGGAAACCTGTGCCAATAATACCTAAGTTTGTTGATATTGTTGTGAATGGTATGGCGCAAAGAACCTACGAAGTTAAAGCATACTCACAAGACTCTTATGGTGTTAGTAAAAGAACTGAATACATGGAGTCTATACTACGTGACATGCGCACTAAGGAATATAAAGATTTAGTCCAAGAAAAGTTCGGCATGAATCTTTACGAGAATAAGAAAGAGGATTTACCTGACACCGAAGAGGAATTAGCTCTTCATATGCAGTTAGATTATAAGCAAGCTGTTGAGCTAGCTGAGGAGCAAGCTATAAATGTTTTAATGGAAGGTAGTAAATTTGATTTAACTAAACGAAGATGTTTATACGATCTTACTACTATAGGTATAGGTGCTACTAAAACTACTTTTGACTGGAGCGACGGCGCTAAAGTAGAGTATGTTGATCCAGCTAATTTAGTATATTCTTACACGGAATCACCTTACTTTGATGACATATACTATATTGGTGAAGTTAAAGAAGTTCCAATAAATGAGTTAGTAAAACAGTTTCCTGAACTTACAGAAGAAGATGTTAAAGATCTAGTTGAAGGACCAAGAAGCTCTATGAAAAGCTATCAAGGTACTAGTAGAAGTCACTATGATAGAGATAGAAACAAGGTAGATGTATTGTACTTTAACTTTAAAACTCACAAAAACAACACTTACAAAGTAAAAGAATTAAGTACTGGTGCAGAGAGAATAATAGAAAAGGATGACACATTTAACCCACCTACAGATATGGAGGGTAAATTCATGAAACTAGAAAGAGTCATGGAGTGCTTATATGAGGGCGTATTAATTCTTGGTACAGACAAGTTATTAAAATGGGAGATGGCTAAAAACATGCTTAGATCCAAATCTAATTTTGATAAAGTTAAAATGAACTATAGTATAGTAGCACCAAGGATGTATCAAGGTAGAATAGAGTCTGTAGTTAGTAGGATTACTGGCTTCGCTGACATGATACAATTAACTCACTTAAAGCTACAACAAGTGTTATCTCGCATGGTTCCTGATGGAGTCTATTTGGACGCTGACGGTTTAGCTGAAGTTGATTTAGGTAATGGAACTAACTATAACCCACAGGAAGCTTTAAATATGTTCTTCCAAACAGGTTCGGTCATTGGTAGATCGTTCACTTCAGAAGGAGATCAAAATCCTGGTAAAATACCTATTCAGCAAATACAAAACGGTGGTGGTGGTAATAAGATACAAAGTCTTATACAAACTTATAATTACTACCTACAAATGATACGTGATGTGACAGGGCTAAATGAAGCTCGAGACGCCTCTACTCCGGACAAAAACTCCTTAGTAGGTATACAGAAAATGGCAGCGGCAAACTCTAACACTGCCACCAGACATATACTTCAATCCATGCTTTTGCTAACATCCGAAACCGCGGAAGCTTTATCGCTTAGAATATCAGACATTATAGAATACTCACCGACTAAAGAAGCTTTTATACAAGCAATAGGTGCTCACAATGTGGCTACCTTAAAGGAGATGAGTGGTTTACATTTATACGACTTTGGTGTATTTATAGAGTTAATGCCAGATGAGGAAGAAAAGCAAATGTTAGAAAATAATATTCAGCAAGCTTTATCTCAAAAGTTAATCGATCTAGATGATGCTATAGATCTTAGAGAGATTAGAAATGTTAAACTAGCTAATCAATTACTAAAGATAAGAAGACAGCAAAAGTTAGAGAGAGATCAAAAGATGCAACAAGAGAATATTCAATCTCAATCTAAAGCTAACCAAGAAGCTCAACAAGCCGCAGCGCAAGCTGAGATGCAAAAAGCACAGCAGAAAGCTCAAATAGATCAGCAATTAGAGCAAACTAAAAATCAAATGAAAATAGAATTCTTAAAACAAGAAGCTTTAGTCAAAAGAGAATTAATGGATCACGAGTTTCAAATTAACATGCAACTTAGAGGTATGGAAAACGAAACTATAGACAAGCGAGACAATAACAAGGAGGATAGAAAAGATAAACGAGAAGACGTGAAAGCCCAAAACAATCAATCAATTAAAAGGGGTGAATCACTTAAAAAGTTTGAATCATCAGGTAATGATGTAGTAGGAGGAGGACTCGGTTTAGAGCGGTTCGATCCTAGGTAATTAATTATATAATATTTTATTATGGCAGAAGAAACAAAAAATACAGTTGAAGAAACTGTAGAGCAAACCGTCGAGAATACTATTGACGAATCAAAATTTGATAGCGCTGGAAATGATAGCGTTGTTAAAGTAGACTTAAGCAAACCTCCAACCCAAGAAACTAATGAAACTACAGAGGCAGAAGCTGACACAGCAGGAGTGGTGGGACGCGATGAAAACGCCGAACCCACAGAAGAACAAGAAGAAGTACAGCCGAAAAGAGAAGTACAAGAAACAGAGACACCAGTACTAGAAGAGGTAACTGAAGAGGAGGTACAACAGGTTGAAGAACAAGTTGTAGAAGCTATAGCAGAAGCAGAAGCTACTGGTAAACCTCTACCGGAAAATGTTCAGAAGTTAGTTGACTTTATAGAAGACACTGGTGGAGATATAAACGACTACGTAAGTTTAAACAGAGATCTAACTAAGTTAGATGACTCTGAAATACTCGACGAATATTATAGAAATACAAAATCTCATTTATCGGCATCAGAGAGAAACTTCCTACTAGAAGACAAGTATGGATTTGATGAGGATATGGATGATGAGCGTACAATAAAATCTAAGAAGATTGCACTTAAAGAGCAAGTTGCCGAAGCAAAATCTTACTTAGACAATCAAAAAACCAAATACTACGAGGAAATAAAAGCTGGTAGCAAACTTACGGGTGAGCAACAAAAAGCAATTGATTTCTTTAACCGTTACAATAAAGAATCTGAAGAGACTAATAAACTAGCAGAATCTAGCAAAAAAGTTTTTCAACAGAAAACCGATAATTTATTCAACGACAAGTTCAAAGGTTTTGACTACAATGTTGGGGATAAGAAGTATAGGTTTAATGTTAAAAACGTAGGCGACGTCAAACAAACCCAAGGTGATATTAACAACTTTATTGAAAAGTTTTTGAATAAGGATAGACAGTTAAGTGACGCTAAGGGTTATCACAAATCTTTATTTACAGCAATGAATTCAGACGCTATAGCTCAACATTTTTACGAGCAAGGAAAAGCAGATGCAATCAAAGATACTGTAGCTAAAGGTAAGAATATTGACGTTAACCCAAGAGGAACTCACGGAAGTGGAGATACTAGTGGTATGAAGGTTAGAGTGCTAGGTGAGAACTCAAATGATTTTAAATTCAAAATTAGAAAAAGAAAATAATTAATCTTTAAATTAAAAAATTATGGCAATTACAAATGGCCCATTGTTGAATAGTACTCCTGCTGCAATTCAGCAAGCGCTTTCAACAAACTATTTAGATCTTTCATCTGCTACAAACGCAGGTTGGGGTCAACAATACGTCCCAGACCTAATGGAAAAAGAAGCTGAAGTTTTCGGACCGAGAACTATTTCAGGTTTTTTAGAACAAGTAGGTGCTGAAGAGGCAATGCAAGCTGATCAAGTTGTATGGTCTGAACAAGGTAGATTACACTTATCTTACAAATGTAAAACAGCATCAACAACTACAATATTGATTCAATCTGATATTGATGAGTCTAATTACTTAGTTGGTGGTATTGGAGCAACTTCACATGGTGTTCGTGTTAACGACACTATTATTATATCTGATGCAAACCAATTGGTTAAAGCTTTAGTAACAGTTGTTGACGGTCACACTATTACAGTAGCGCCTTATGGTGATGAAACTATTGTACATACTAACGCTAACAAAGCTACAACTATATTAGTTTATGGTTCTGAATATGGTAAAGGTCAATCTTATAACGTTGCTGCAGGTAATGCTGCTACAGACTCTAGAGGAGCCAACCAACCTTCATTCAAAACGTTTACTAATAAACCTATCATTTTAAAAGACTACTTTGATGTATCAGGCTCTGATGCTTCTAGAATCGGTTGGGTTGAGGTTGCCGCTGAAGATGGACAATCAGGCTACTTGTGGTACTTGAAAGCTGAAGCTGATACTCGTGCTCGTTTTAACGATTACTTAGAGATGTCAATGCTAGAAGGTGTTAAAGGTCTTGACGGTACAACAGCTACTAATGCTGACGTTTTAATTGGTAGTAATGGTGATGCTGTTGGTACTGAAGGATTGTTTGCTGCTATCGAGTCAAGAGGTAATTTAACTTCTGGTGTTACTGGTGTTAACGCTGCGACTGATTTAGCTGAATTTGACGCTATATTAGCAGAGTTCGACAAGCAAGGTGCTATTGAAGAAAATATGATGTTCATTAATAGAGCTACGTCTCTAGCTATGGATGACATGTTAGCTTCTATGAATTCTTACGGAGCTGGTGGTACTTCTTACGGGGTATTTGACAACGACGAAGATATGGCTTTAAACTTAGGTTTCTCTGGTTTCAGAAGAGGTTCTTACGATTTCTACAAATCTGACTTTAGATACTTAAATGATTTAGCTACTCGTGGTGGTATAAACGCTGCTAGTTCTGCTAATGCAATTAGAGGAGTTATTGTTCCTGCTGGAACTTCAACTGTTTATGACCAACAATTGGGTAAAAATCTTAAACGTCCATTCTTACATGTTCGTTATAGAGCTTCTCAAACTGATAACAGAAAAATGAAAACTTGGACTACTGGTTCGGTTGGTGCTGCTACATCTGCTTTAGATGCTATGCAGATTCACATGCTTTCTGAAAGATGTTTAGTTACTCAAGGTGCAAACAACTTTATGTTGATGAAGTAATATAGGATGGGGCTTCGGCCCCACCTTATTTTTTTTAATTTTTATTATATTATATTATGACTAAAAAGCAAACTAAAGCTACAGTAAATGAAACTGTAGTAGAGCAAGAGGTAGTTGAAGTAATGGAGCAACCCGTTGTTGAAACACCTAAAGTGGAGGTTCCAAAACAACCTACTAAACCTACTGAACCGAAGTGGGAAATTAAAGATAGATTATACAAACTAAAGGGGACAGCTAAACCGCTTTCAAGATCTATAAAATCAACAGGTGTTTATTACTTTGACGAAGATAAAGGCTACGAAAGAGAGTTAAAATACTGCCAAAACCAGAGAACGCCATTTGTTGATGAAATGGTTGGTGACCAAAGGTTAGAGCATATAGTCTTTAGATCAGGTTCTTTATTTGTTCCTAAAGAAAAGACTGTACTACAAAAACTACTTAGCCTGTATCACCCGCATAAAGATAATTTATATACAGAATTCAAGCCATCTGTTGTGGCGGAAAGTCAAATTGGGTGGTTAGAAATGGAAGTGAAAGCAATGAACGCAGCTATGAACTTAGATGTTGATATGGCTGAAGCTGTGATGCGTGTAGAATTAGGTTCTAGAGTGTCAGAGATGAGTTCTAAAGAACTTAAAAGAGATTTATTATTATATGCTAAAAGAAACCCAGCGTTGTTCTTAGAGTTAGTTAATGACGACAATGTACAACTAAGGAACTTTGGTATTAAAGCAACTGAACTAAACATTATAAAGTTATCATCAGATCAAAGACACTTTATGTGGGGATCTAACGATAGAAAACTTATGACAGTTCCGTTTGACGAAC